ATCACTTGCAACTATTCCCCCACCAAGCGCAGTGCCACTTACAGTTCCAGTAAATGATGCTGCACCAGTACAATTTAGGTTAGAAGTTGTTAAACTATTAGCATTAACTCCTACAAAAGTTGGGCTGGATGTTGTGCTAACATCTTGACCAATAGAAATTGAATCAGAACTACCTATAGTAACACCAGTTCCTGCTATACCGTCAAAACTTATTACCGCACCGATTGTTGCAGGTGATAAATTAACACTAAGTCTACCAGTAGAAGATAAAGATAAATTACTATCAGTAGAAAATGCCGCCCTTGCCCTAGAATCATTATAATAAAGTGCAGAAGGACTTTCTGAAACATCTTGCGATGCAAAGCCAACTTGTGCTGGGGCAAGTTGACCACTTAAACTTTGAATACTTGGAATTCTTGTAGATGGGAATACCCCACTAGTAATTTTTGTTGTACTTAGATTTGGAATACGTGTGGATGAGAATGTTCCGCTAGTAATAACATTTGAAGGTAATGGTGCTAAATGTGTTGGACCAACAGCATTTGAATTAAATGAAAACAATCCACTAGTTGAATCATAAGTTAATTGAGTGTGATTACCATTTCCAGTAGACACAACACTTATTGCACTTGTGAACCCTGTAATATTTGACGTTGATCTGATTTCATTGATCGCACTAACTAAATTAGTTTTGTCTGTAGTATTAAGATTATCAGGTTCACCAATGTACTCAGCCATAGTATTTGTGGAATTTCTCCAAATTTCTATGGTATCAGTTAAATTTACTGTAATTTTTCTGGTCATATACTATACTCATTTTTTCTATAGGTTGCTTATGTTTATTTATAAGGTTTTATGGCAAGTTTAAACTCATCCTCATAATATTTTCTAACATCTGGAATCATTCCTTTCATTTCTAGGGGAAATTTTATTTCTTTTAATATCTGATCATAAGTATCAGAGTCTAAATGATACTGGATAAAATGTGGATCATTTTCCGCTAGTAAATATTTATCATTTAATAATTCAAAGAAATCTTCATTAAAATCTTGAGATAGCCAATATGCATAACATATAGCAACAAAATATGATTTTGCTGGTCTAATAGTTTCATCAACATATTCATTGAAATGCAAAACAGCATCTCTAACTATATTTTCTTCACTCCATGTCACATCCATTTTATTCAAATCATCTGAATACTCTCTATTAAGTAAGTGATAAACTTGGGACGCTGTTCTCCATTTTTTCATACCAATCCAATAGTCCTTTATATCCATTACACCCATTATTTAAATCCTTGACGTATCGGTAATGTTCTGTTAAACAATTACCAAAATATTTGCATGAAGCACAAATCGGACTTATCATTTCTTTTTTTTCTTTTTCTGCCCAATCTAAATAAGATTGGAAAGAATCCAATTCGTGAAAGTATTCTCTATCGTGTACATCAAACTCCAATACTCCAAACTTGCCGTTAGGAGTAATGTAAACATGATCATCCGAAAATGCATTGTATAATCCATTAAAAGACTCCTCTATCTTGTCTGCATTTACAAATTGAAAATCCATTTGATTTTCTAATTCCATCCACTGAATAACAAACTTTTCAAAATCTAAATGCGTCACAGTAAATGCATTTGCTTGATTAATAGAATATGGTTTAATTTCTACTGATTTAACAGCACCACACATGTTCAATAATTTTATCATTTCATTTACATTCATCTTTAAGACTTGCGGTGATGCAAGAATAAGAACGGCAATCGGTACTGAACTCATCATCATATTCTGAAATACTAGATTTGATTTCTCTCTTGCTTCAAAATCATAAGATACTGATAAATAAACATCGTCATCAAAGAAACCATCGTGCATCATAGAATAGTTTGTATTGATATTTATTTTTCCATCATAATACTTTTTAATTGTATTTTTAACATCATAAAAATAATTTTTTTTCATAGCACCAATTTCACCACCATATAGATCAACATGCTCTATATCTGGAATTTGTGAAAGTAATTCATCAAGTCTCTCAATTGAAATTTTTTTCTGGTCGCCTAATTGTTCTGAAGTAAGATAACAAAAATCACAGCGAAAATTACAAAAATAAGATGGATTTACAGATACAATCATGCATATTCTCTTACATATTCAGTAACTTTAGTGTCCATTCTATTTAAAGAAATTATGTCTTTTGCCATAGATTTCATATGTTTACAATGATCTTCAACCATGTTATGTTGTTTCAAATCTTTAATTGTTTTACGGCATCCATTACAAATTTCAAACATAGGACAAGTAAAACATGAATTTTTAAGACTCATTAAACTCAAATCATTACTGAGGGGTGTTTCAAAACCCCCATTCATTTCATATTCAAAATCTATTGGTTTATCAAGATCATCACCAAAAGAGCCGCAAGAATAGTAATCACCTTCTGGTTGGATATTACGAATACCACTATCGCAGTTTCTAGATTGAGGACATATAGTTGGTTTTTTTCTTAGCCTATTTAACATTTGTTGGGTGTTATGTTCCCAATCACTAAGTCCTGCTTTCCAAATTTGAATATATCTCTCATAAATTTTTGATAATCTATATGGTGCTGACTGAGAACCAGATGCCATAGCATAATTTACCTTACAAACAACATTCATCTTCTTAGCAAGTTGTACAGTCTGTATTACAGTATCTTCATTTTCATCCACAATTACCGCAATAAATGATGGTCTATACCCTACATGCTCAAGCATCGCATCAGAACATTTCCAAAAATCTTCTTCTGTAAATTCGCTGTAATCACCTTTAAGTCTACCCCCACCATATTGAAATGAAGTCCCAACACCAATTCTATGATGATTAAAGAGTTCTGCCCATTTTTTTGGTTTTATTAAAAAAGGATACAAATTAGTTGTAAGGGATATTGTCGCTGGCATATTATGTTTATCTAAAAACTCTATTAACTTCCAATAGTAGTTTGGCCTCATCATTAAAGGATCACCACCATTTACGATGATAGTTTGTGTTTTAGGGAATCTTTTAAGAAATTTGAATATCTTATTCAAATCAAGTACAGCAGTGTTATCTTCTTGAGTAATTTTAGAAGAAGAACAGAAAGAGCATTTAAAATTGCATAATTCTGTTGGTTTAATGATTAGGTCCATGGCGAATTCTTTATATTAAAACCAAAGTTTAATGTAATTCTCTCCATGTTAGGTTTTCTAAAATTTTCAACTCTATGCTGAAACTTCAAATCTTGGCTACCTAATATAAGATCATATTTTTTAGGTAGATGAAAACAAGTTACACGTTTGTTTTGTTCCATATTCCTAAACATAATCTCACCACCAGACCCTAACTGCATGTCAGTGAAGTATAATAAAAAGAAAACATTTGCACCTTCAATTAAATCATTATGCCAAACGTCTGAACCAGATGAAGTGCCATTCCAAAGATACGAATATATTAATTTCTTGCTCTCCACAGAGTTGTCATACTTAGACAAATATGTTTCGTGTAGTAGACTAGCCGTTTTTTTTATTTTTCTTTTCATAAAATTCAAATGATAATTCCAAGCAATTTTGTAATTTTTATTGTCTTTAGATTTTATCCATGGCATTTTTGGAATAGTATCTCTACTCTCTGTATTCATATTTAACCATTTTAATCTTGGGATGGTATCATCAATATGAATAAACATATCTTTTCTATTATCCAGCAAATATCCTTGTTCATTTATTTCCATGGAGATTCCTTAACTTTAAATCTAAAAAGCATTGTTATTCTTTCTTGCTTCAATTCTTTTGTATGCTCAACTCTATGTTGAAACTTTAAATCATCACCTACACTCCCCATTACTATATCGTATTTTTTAGGTAGATGAAAAGTAGTTATTCTTTTATTTTCTTTCATATTTCTGTACATTATCTCACCACCATTATTTGGTTCTGAGTCTGTAAAATACAAATTAAATTGTAAGTTACCACCTTCAGTATCGTGATGCCACTCACACGAACCAGTGTCTGTCCCATTCCACATAGTATAATAATCCAAGTTCTTTTCGGTTTCCCACGGTAAGTAGGTTTCCCAAAGTAGATTGGCAGTTTTTAACATCTTACTTCTCATAGAGTGAAAATAATAATTCCAAGCCACACTTTGCCACCTATCAGACTTTTTTGAATCGCTTCTCTTTAAATATAACCATTTTAATTTTGGTAACGTATCTTTTATATGAATAAACATATTGGGATTGTTCTCAATAAAACATCCAGAACTTTTATCAAAATTTTCATCAATATGCATTTTACTCCCACCCAACACTTACAGTCATTCTTGGTTTATCTCCAAAATAAGGTCTAATACAATGCACCATAGAACTATTAAAAACTACTAATCTACCTACTTTTGGCTTTATTCTAGTTTTATTTTTTGGATATTCAAAAATATCCAGAGAATCGTAAATATCTAACTCGCCACCTTGCCAACCATTATCATCTATATCTATGAAAAATAAAGTAATAATTTTAGACTCTGTTCCATCATGATGTGGTTCCCAAATCATATTTTCATTATTATCTTCTTCATACTTGACAATCTTAATTAAATGTGATATAGCAATTTTATTTATATTTGAATCTTTACATAACGCAATAGTTTTTGCCTTATTTAAATTTGGAAAATCATCCATATGATTTTTAATATTTATTGCCATATTTTTTTGCATATTAAATCTTGGCAGATCATCCATTGCCGATTTATCAAAAGAAAACTTATGTCTTATCTTGTTAAGTTCTTCTTGGCTTAAAAAATCGTCATAAATTTCTACAGAATTCATTTAATCTTTCCTTTATCATTTCTTCATTTTTATCTAATAATATTTTCATCTCATTAACAATATCTTTATCCTTAAAGTGTCCAACATCAAACTTATCTATACTATGAGAATTATCATCAAGAAATATATTTCTTATCAGTTCTTTGTAAACAAAAAACATTGGTATATCGTTCAATATATTCCACAACTCTTTTGCCACTTCACTCACGTTTTCATAAGTGGTGTATTCTTTTATAAAACTTAAACCCACATGTGGTGTGAATAAATTCATTATGAACATTTCTAAATATTCTTCAAACGTATATGAAAAACACTCAACTATAGTATCATATTCATACGCTACATCACCATATATTGGATTTACTTCAACATCATCCCATTTTCCACTATAGTTGCCATCAAATTGTGTCAGTACCTTTGAGGTTTTTATTTTATATTTTTCTTGATATTCTTTACTAGCAGTTTCAGTTGCTGGTAAAACCATATAAGGATATCTAGTGTCTGCCCATACATCAAGACCTTTCCATTCTTCCCAATCTTTTCCTTCATTATATCCAACTCTATAGTATACTTTAAATTCCTCGTAAAAATCTTTTAATGTGGAACCTGGCATTGCTAAAATTAGTTCTAAGTCTAGCCATAATTCTTTTTCTTTAAAATTATTCCATTTATTAGTTAAATGATCCACCAACTCATAGGTTTCCTCAACATCAAGGTCTCTCCTGTTCGCAATTTTTCTCGCTTCTGGTGATATTGATTGTAAACTAATACTAATAACTTGGCGAGTAATATCATGCTCAATCATAAAATCAAGCATTTCTTTTTTCTGTTCCAATTTTAAAGTTTTTAATACTGATAGATTCTCACCAATTTGAACCCCATTATCCACCATGTGCATCATCATTTCTCTATCGCGTTCTTTAAACATTCCTGTATTAGCATCACACAAATCAATATGTACACCTTTGAACCGCCCTATAAATTCCATTTCATCCTTTATCACAGCCATAGGTTTTTTTAGAACTTTTGTTCCAGTACCGCCACCCCACTCACAATAAGAACACTTAAATGGGCATCCTCTAGTGCTTTCATATATCAATGTTATTCTCTCATATAAGTCTATATTTTTAATAAAATGCTTATATTCTTTGGTAAAATAATCTTCACATCTCTTATATACATTCGTATGTCCAAATGGAAGAGGAATTTTTAAAGAACTACCCAAATAAAATGGAATCTTTTTCTTATCAACAGAATCCTCTAAATACATATCAAGAAAGTATTGAACGAATATTTCTCCTGGAGCAAGAGGGTCTGCAACATAGTCATAATCTTTTATTATATCAGGGTCTTGTTGAGGACCACCCATGACTACTATGGTATCTGGGTCAAGACCATTTCGTATCCTTTGGTTAATTTTATAATTCCAAACATAATTGGTAAAAAAGACAATAGAACACCCTTTAACATTATCCAAACAATCTTGTATTGTAACTTCATTCCATTTAAATATTGGCTCCACCCAAGTAACTTTTTCTGGATATTTACCATAATCTTCATAAAAACATTTAAAAAGCATCCAATGATAATTAAATTCGGCCCTTGAAGGTATTCCTGTTGGATTTATATAACCTACTTTAATCACCTTTATAGAACTCCATATTCATAAATTGTATCTTTGTGAACCCCTTTAAAACCTTAGATGTATATGGAGTTTCCATTATGGCACTGTCTGGATGGGTAGACATTTTTTTCATTTGAGTGTATAGTGTTTTGGCTGTAGGAACGTAAATAGGTCTGTTCTCAATTTCAGTTTTGCAAAATTTCACCATGATTTTATAAAAGTCTATTTCTTGCCTTCTGGTTAAGCAATCTCTATAAATTCCATTTATTTGAATATTTGACATTATTGTATAATTTTTAGTTTTCTCTGTACCAATCCACCCTAACTCATAATCATTATTCACTGCTGTTTTAGGTGATCCAGTAAATTGAGTAGTATAATCTTCTATCATAGATTTACTGTTAACTTCAGATAATAAATTACTTGATAATGGAACACTAAAAACGTACACTTCACTACTCAAAAAATTATCTAAAAAATGAACACATGGGGGTAATTCTATATCAACTGAATAATCAAACATTGTATAGCATACATTATACTCTATGTCAATTTCTTTAATTGGATTAGTTAATCTTTTCAATCTTGTTGGAAATCTATTTATAAAAGATTGACTTATTGGAGATTTATCACTATTTCCATAAAAAAACATCTCATCTTAATCCTTGATTTTCAATATATCTATGTGTCATCTTATAAACACATTCATCAAAAATTTCCTCTGCATATTTGTAATCGTGTGCCATGAAACACCCAAGAGTACATCTATGGAAATATTCACAAGTAGAGCAATTATACTTCTCAAGAAATGCTTTCTCAATAGGTTTGTTATTAGCCTTCTGTATATCGGTTTTATACATCGCCTTATCTCTTGGCTCTTGAACAAGATTTCCACACAAACACATTGTACCATCCTCAAGAACTAATTTTGACGATCTGCATGAAACAACATTACGCTCATTTTCTATCCAAGAACGAATAGGATCAATCTTAGGATAGTTATCTATAAAGTGTGTAAAAATATCGTAATGTTCTTTATCTGTCGGCATACTTCTTTCTGCTTGACAATCAGGCATATAGTAATCAGCATAAACCTTAACGCCCTTATGATATAATTCGTGCATAAAATCTTTAGGATCAGTTAACCAATATTTGATATTTGATTTAGTAAGAAGGACTCCTATGCCTTCTAGATCATCCCAGAAATCATATACATTTTCTTTGAAAATCTCTAAGTTTGGTTTGTTAAATCTACCTCTAGGATCATATGAAGTTACGAGTTTTGAGTTGCAACCCATGTCTCTACACGCCTTCAATATATCACGCACATAGTCTCTTTTACTAATTACAAGGTTAGTTACCCAATTAATTCCTATACTCTCAAACTTATATTTTTTTCCTAAATCTGTTATACCTTGTGCAAGAGAAATGTAATCATTTTTTAGTTTTTCATCAAAAATCTCGTCTGCAAATATTTCTCCACCCATGATGTTTAAAACTACATGTTTCCTCATCTCCTTTTGAAAAAACTTTTCTATTGATTCCAACTTGTCCAATACAGTATCAATACCCACAATATTATCGTGGTCTTGCCAGCAAAATGGACAAGACAGATTGCAAAATTCAAATAAATGAATCGTGTACTCTTGTTGTTTGTCTCTCTTATCTCTTAAAATAAAGTCTACTAAATCCAATCAAACTTCTCCTGCACCAACTCCCCAAGTTAATAGGAAAAGTGGATTTTTTTCATAGGACCAATAATCAAATAAACCTTTTCCATTAAACATATACTCGTTAAAATATTTTGAATAATAGGTCAAGTTTTTTTCATCCAAACCATTATAATAGTAATAGAAATCTTCATGTTTTAATAAAGATACAAAATTAATACCTTTTATATCATCAGTATCATCTTCTTCATGTGATATTACCCAATCTTTCATCTCATCATCTTGGATAATATACATATTATAAAGTGTTAATGAGTCCAACTTTTTAATCCAAGTATCAACTACTTCTTCATTATCATCAATAAAATCTTGATAGCAACCTAAACATTCTAAAGATAGATTTTTTCTTACCAAAAGAACCTCAATAATGAATTCTTCTAAAACTTTAATATTTAATATTTGGGGAAAATGGAGATAGATTTTTGCAAGACTTTCTAAATCATTTCCCTCAACTTTAATATCACAAGGTAACTCTAAGTTACTTAAATAGACAAGTAATTTCTCTCCTTGTAAGTCACTATTTTCATAATCAATAATAAAATTAATAGTATCATCAGAAAAATATTTCTGTAAATCATCAATACCTAAAGGTGCGGTCACTATAACATAATTACTCATAATAAAATCATCTCCTATTTCTTGACGAATGACAACTATTGTGACAATTCGCATGACAAACTACTTCACGATAATTAATTGGTGATGCACTCAAAGCAACAGTTTCCCATGCTATATAAAGATTATTAAATAGTTGTTCAAAATCAGCATCATCCATAACATCTCCCTTTACAATCATAGAGTGATCAACGTCTGCCGAATCAATTTTAAACGAATGTTTTGCTGTCAAAATACCAATATCATTATATGTTGCTGGACTTCCCACACTTGCGGGTATTTTGAGTGTCGCGGCATATTTTTGTGTTGCTTTTTTACAAGAATTTTCAACATCATCATGTGCTACCGCTGAAATAAATTTTCCTGTTGAATCTACTACAACTTGAATAGCATTATAATCTTGTATACCTAAAGTATTGTATTTTGCAAAAAAATTGTTAGCCCAAGATTTACTATCCCATGGGCCTTGTGTTCCAATAGGAACTGTTTCAATTCCTGAATTCACTGTCGTAACCCACTCACAAGCAAACTCTCTTTCTAAATTTGCGGCATCATTCGCAGAAGTATTTAAGGCAGCAATCTTATCATTTCCATTAGGTGAAGCACCAGTAACTGTAATATTCGCGTTAAATCTTCTAATTCTAGTATATTTGTTAACATCATCCAAAAGAATAGCAAATATGTTTGCAGCATTAATTGGACCATCAAAAAGATCAGGGTTTGATACAATTCCATCGGTTGTTCCATTAAAAAATGAAGACATACTTTGTTTTGGTAAATTATCATCACCATACACGATTTGATTATTAATTTTATCAGTCACAAACTGTCTGTATTTTGTAATTACAGGATTTTCTGTAATAGGGTCTGATATAGCCATTCTTTATCTCCTAGACATTCTTTGCCAACTCCATCATTAAACTTTTAGGTGCGCCACATACGTCACCTTCCCATCCTAATTGATGACAATCACCCCCACAATATTTTGCGACAGGACATGAAAGGCAATTAGGGTTTCTTATCTTTTCTTCAATAATAGTTCGTATTCTTCTAGGACTATTTATAAGAGTTTTAATAGAATCATCCAAAGTTCCGAATTGAAATTCTGGTGCTGAATTTGGACAACCACTTATTGTACCATCTCCATTTATTGTAAATAATTTTGTTTCACAATCTCTACAAAAAGTCCCACACGTAGTAAGAGTTTTCTCAAACTTAGCATACACATTTTCAAGAAAGTCATTTTCAAACCAATCTCGCGCCCCATATTTTTCACTTTGTTGATGCATTTTCAAAAAATAGGCATCTAATTCTTTATTAGATGGAAATATCTCTGATGCTTCTCTAGCATTACCATTATTAGTTAATCTCTCTAAGGATACTTCTTGAACCCCTAATCTTCTACACCACCTTAATAAAGTTATGGGGTCTTTTTCTAAAGTATCTTTAGTAAGACTAATAAACAAACGTATAGTTACACCATCTGCTAAAAGAGACTTGACGTTTTTATGCCATAAGTTATATTGTCTTTGATTATCAAATCTTATTTTTCTGTCCCATGAAGTTCCCAATCTATTTCTAAGTGGACCTTTTATAAATTCTCTATGTTGATCTTTTAATTTATACACTAAATTGGTTGTCGCGCCCCAACTCATATTATCCCAAAGTCCATCACAAGCATCATAAACTTTTCGCATTTGCCCTACAGGTACAAGAAATGGTTCGCCGCCATGAAACTCTAAATGAATACCATCATCCTTCGCAGGTTTTTCTTCACGAAATCTATGTATCCAATCAACTATCTTATCAGTATTCCAATAAATTTTAGCACCGTTGCTACCAGAGGTAAAACAGTGCTTACAGTTTAATTGACAAGTTTCTGTGGTTTTAAGATATACTGACCAAAACACTATTCATTTTATCCTCTATAAATTTTTCTAAGCCAAAACTCAAAGTAAGTGCTTCATGTTCATTAAATGCTTGGTGAGGGGTATTCGCAGGAATATGTAGTGTTGCACCTTCCTTCAAAGTAAATACTGGTTCACCACCCATAGTATGCCCTTCCATTGCTATCGTTTTCATTCCTTCACAACAATATATAACGACATTATCTGGATCAGTATGTTTTTTGAATGAATGAGCATTTTTTTCAGCATAAAATAAATGACATGTTATTGGGCCATTATGATCATACATATCTTCTAGTTCTAAACAATAAGAAAAAATCTCTGAGTTATATGCTTCCATTCTTTCAATTTTTATTGAATTTTTATTTTTATTTGCAAGCGTATCCGCAAAATTTTTCATTAGATGTTCTCTACCATTTTCATCTATTGCATAAACCATATTTTGTTCATACGCGAGGTCACTCGCAATTATTTTTAAGAATTGACTCTTAGTAAGCATAACAAAATCCTTTAATGAGTGAGACTATTATAGACTATATAACCTAAAATGTCAATATGTAATTTAAAGTTTAAGTACACACTCAATCATTTTTTCACCTTCAAAATCATTACTTTCAAGAGCAATACCTACTAATTCTGCACCATTAAACTCTGAACTAGCAACACCATCACGCCAAGTATATACTGCCTCACCTTTTCTAATTTGACCATTTACTCTTACGGGAACCCTACCTTTAAGAGCAAGTGCTTGTCCCTCTGCTTCTGCATTCATAAGAAATGCTGGTTCTGCTGAAACAACTCCAATTGGAATACCAGAATTCGTACATCTTGTAGTTTCACCATTTGGGCCAAAATTTACCATCATAACAGTTCCTATTGGATAATCTTCATCTGTGGTATATTTCTCCGCAAGGTCAGCAAAATTAGCAGATGTAGCATTACCATGAAATGTTGTAGCATGTACACTAGTATATTTGAAACCACTACTACCGATTTGATATGTATCAGTAATTTTTGGAATAATATTACCACTATGATCTATTTGACCATAAAAAGTAGAGTTAACTGGTGTTTCACCATCACCACCAACAGTAAATGTATTCTTGAAAGTACTAGTTCCATTGTATAATCTAGTTCCAGTATATACTGTGGATTCATTATTTCTGACAAGAGTGGGGTCCATCGCATTGAGAGGTAATTTAGTACCATCAAATGTTACTTTACTTGAAGGAATAGTTGGAATTCTTGCTTGATCAAGTACTCCTGATGTTATTTTACTTGCAGGAATATCTGGGATACGAGCAATGTTAAATACCCCTGAAGTTATTTGATTTGCTGATAAGTAAGGCAATCTAGCAGTTGATATTGTTCCAGTTGTTATATTTCCAGCATCCATTTGTGTTATCACTGATGATGGCAATTGACCAGTTGTAATTTTACCAGCATCTAAATTGGGAATATCATTTGCAGTAAGTGGATTACATATAAAAGTAAAAATCCCCCCACCAATACCTGCTGAGTCAGCATAAGATAAACTTGAGTAAGTACCTGCACCACCAGTTGATACTTCCAATGCAGTTCTTGCCAATGCTTGCACTTCACCATTAACAGCAAATTTACTTTGAATTGAATTTATTGCTCCTACAATACTTCCACTATCAGATGTATTCAGATTATCTAAGTCGCCAATATATCCCGCAGTAATATTTGTTTTTTCTCTCCAACCATTTACGGTATTGCTAAGATCAACATTTTGTAATCGTGCCATTAATCACCTAACTTTCTGTGGATTTCTAACAGCAGAGTTTTTATATCTGCAACTTCTGATTTTAAGATTTGAATTTCTTCTTTTTCTTCTCGCATTTTTTTCTTTCTCGCCTTTGATTTTTCAATTTCTGTAACATCAGTATTTAATATTGCACCAGTTTCCAAATCTTTAACGTATTTATTTTCACCTTGTATTTGAGAAAGTAGCATATCAATCTCCTAAACTTATTGCTCTTAAATCTCTAATTGCAGGAACTCTAGAACTATTTGTAGATTGCATTACAATTTTTAATTTAAATTTAGTAAAATCTGGTAATGTTCCCGTATCTCCACCTATAGTATAGATATACTCTCTAAAAGTTGAAAAATCATCATCACTTGGCATTGCATTATCTACTTCTGCTAAATTCCAATTAACAGTATCAAATTCTATTTCACCCATTTCTGCTTTATAATATAAATCAACATTACAAACTGATGGCTTATTAATTGCTATGAAAACTTTCAAACCATTTGCTGGGGATAGTAACCTTACTGATTTTGTAATATGTTTTGCCGCAGATGATCCATCAAGGGGATCAGTTTCTGGATTATATGTATCATAACCAGTAGTTGTAACATCAAATAATACATTATTACCTTGAGAAGTAGAAGAAACCGAAACAGGACTATCTATTATATTTTCAACTAAAGTTACTGATGCTCTTTGTATATCAATTACTGGTGATACGAAATCTGAAGATGTTGTCATATCACCATAAACGAGTAAAGAAGATTGACCCATTTGTAATTCTCTAATAGAGTTAGCAATTACTCTAGGATTTTTATAATAATTATTAGTTTTTGGTATAACAGGTTCAATTCCGTAGTGTACATATGGAGATTCATTACCTGCGTAAGATTTTCCACTCATACCTTTATGCCTGAAATTGATACTAGTGCCGATTGGTGATATGTTATCAATATTAGGCCAAGATAAATTATAGGTATATTGTGGTGTTATTGTAACATTTGAGCCACCAGTTATAACTGGTGATAACGGTGTACTAACAGATGCTGTCGCTGCTGGAGTTGTTATTGCTGATGCAGCAGATACAAAAGCGAAACCATAAGGATCAATTTCTGTAACCGTATGAGCAGTTCCACTATTATTAATTGCACTTCCATAAGTTGAATCAATAACTCCAGATATAACTACACTATCTCCTACTAATAATCCATGATTCAGCGCACTAACTTTAATAGTAGTTTTTGATGCGACAAGTGTTGGACTGTCTTTTCCAAAGATGGTAATAGGATCAAGATTAAGAACTCTTGATGGAACTGTAGCATTTTTAAAAGTTGCCGTTCCACTAGTGTTAGTAAATTTTGCTCTTTGTAATTTGAATTTCATATCTTCCCATTGCGCGGCCTCCCAAGTTTTACTATTTTGAGATTTAAACAAGGAACCCAAAAATGGTTGTCTATTAATTTTTTCTTCAGTTGTACCTAAAACAAATTCACCAACTTTTGAAGTAAATAATAGATAATCTGTATTATCGGTCAAACATACCAATGCATAATCAGTATTACCTTTTAGACGAACTGGTTCATCAAATGTAAATGTAGTTCCAAGTGTAGCATCAAGACTAGTAGAAACTTGTGATGAGATTAAAAGTTTTTGTGATCCTGGAACAATAACATCAGATGATGGATATCCATTAACCATCGGTCTAATTTGAACCCAAACGGGCATTGTAGAACTTTTCTCTTTAAAATACAAAGTTGCGTTAGTGATATAAACTCCAGTTGCTTCAGAAACACTGAAAGATTGTGCAAGGGGATCAATCATACATCTTGGTATTCTAATTGTAGTATCTGATTGTTCAACTCTTTTTGTGCTAATTTCTGATTCTGTACCTACAACTTCTAATATTCTAGTAGTTTCAATATCTTCTTGGCGAGTATCTAATACACCACTTGAGGTAAATACACCAGAAGCGGTAGTTATTGCTTTATCATCATCTATTTTAGTGATATCTGTAAGTTTAAATTCCAAAGCCCCAGTTTTAAATCTTATATTATTAGTACTTGGAATAAAAAATGATCCCTCTACTTGACCATTACCATCACTATACAATTTGGTACTACCATTAGGATGCCCTATAGCATTAACTTGAGTATTACCATACTCTGCTTGTTTATGCGTGTTATACGAGTTAAATGATTCTTGTTTAACCCAATCAGCGACAGAAATATCATCAAAAAAGGCAAACATTTCTGTGCTTGGTTGTAATCCAGATGCTCTGAAAAATACCATTTTTGATCGCATAAATGGAATAAAGGACCATTGAACAAATCTATCACCAACAACTTCATTTATAGTTTCACTACCAACAATTCTATTCACTACAGTTGAAGTTGTTCTATTTACACCAGTTATTGTTCTTCTGTAATATCTCTTTCCTGTTTTTAGCCACCCACTTCTAACTCTAAATTCACTTATATCTGTAAATGGGTCTTCTCTTGAAACGCCAGTTTGTGTGATTTCAGAGCCAACTTCTAATCCGTTTAAATCTGAACCACCCCAGTTCCACTCCCACTCATTCCAGAGGACCGCCGCATCAGTATTTAATCTAGTACCCCTATCAATTATATTAGCACCAATATATGCAACTTCTTTCCAATCATCACTCGCAGGAGACAATTTTACGTGACCTCTGAAACCCACAATCATAAATGGATTAACATTTTCAGTACCAGATGCTAAGTTCTGTTCAACATAATCTTCATTAGTATAATCAAGATAAACATTATCCCCAACCATAGTAGTTCCATTAGACTGTGCATCATCATATACCAAACCAATATTGTTGGGATTAAACTTAGGTCTTGCGAATTGTTCTTGAGGATCAATAGATGCCCGATATTCTGAATTATCTACATCTGTATGAGTTTGATCAGAAAAATTATCTGCTGTAAACCCACTTTTAGTTCTAGGATTACCATTTTCATCAAAAACTTGAATATTCTTAGTATCCATTTCAAGTAATGATAGTGAAACTGCTTCTTCTAAATCATCAATTCTTTTGTCTAATTTTCCAATATCACTCATAGTATATCGTTTGTTTTCGATTATACTAAACGATAGATCATTACTATTCAAAGTATATGGGTTTAATCTAACACGGTATATTTCCATAGAATTTGAAGGCGCGTCTGGAAATTTTGGGTCCATTGATGCAACACCTTCAATGTATTTGAATTCTCCTGATTGTTGCACAACTAGTTTATCATATCTTGGAAGATAATATTCAATGTCTGCTGTCATAATAGATGCTGGTTGTGGAATTGGACAGACTCTTGAAGAAGAGTGTACAAAATCGTTACCAGTTTGTCCCTTAGTAGGTCTTAAATCAACAACATCTCTCAAGTCAACTTCTGACCCATCTTCCATCGTATATGTATTAATTTCACCATAATCAAATCCAGCACCGACATATGAATTAGGTGCAAAATAATCTCCTGGACCATGCTCAAAGTGAGTAAATGTAACCCAAATCGTAGTATTGTCTAAAGATTGTCCATTCTTTAATCTCAGTTTACCTGTCTCATAAAAAGAATCTCTCTGACCATTATCCAAAATAAATTTATCTGTAATAATATCACCAGTTGCATCACCATATCTAACTTCAGTTACAGAAATAATATCTATTTCGTTTAAATCAACAAATGCGTCTTTTACACCTGGTGTCCAAGCAACTGTATAATTTCTTGTACCAGTTTGTCGTATTTTTTGACTCAGAACTGCATTTGCTTTATAAACATATCCTATGATATCAAATGTTTCTGAGTTTGTACTTTGAGAAGGAACCAAATTTGAAATAGTTACTGTGTTAAAAGAACTGTTTAAAGTTATAGTTGGAGTTTGAACAGTCCCAATCCCATTTGTAACAATCCAACTATTTGTATTTGAAAATATTTCACCAGCAGAGGCAGAAAATGTTAATGTTGACCCACCTGCTGAAACAGAATTTGAATATTTTTTCTGCTGAAACATTGATAAGTTTGTAACAGCCTTTATTCTTGGATTTGGTGCTGGAAAAAGAAGTCCTTTGTTATTTGCACCATGTATAATTGATCTCGCATTTTCTTGGTATATATTAGCATAATTACCATTTGATGTACCTATACTTTTCGCGGAAGTTGAAAAAGAATGACCAGAATACATCTGAACATCAAATATATAGAGTTTATAAGAAACTAAATCATCTCCAGCAGAATTTTTTATATTATCATATTTCTCTATTGCGCGAATTCTGCAAACTCCTGCATTTACTCCACCCCATTCTGTAGCAGTCTTAATATAGACAATACCAAGAGTAGAAATATCTGGAAGTGATCTAATATTAGCGACTCCAGCGGCAGGGGCTGTGATATAAACAAAATTACCATAACTAGCACCAATATTATCATTTATAATAGTTTCTGTTGCTGTTGCTTTACTTACAGATAAAAATGTAGGTAGATTTTTTTGTATTTTATATCCATTGACATATGCCTTGCCGGGAGATATTCTTAATTTAATGTTCGCCATTATGCGCTATCCTCGAATCTTATGAAAAAAGGTTTAACTGTATAATCACCAGACTCATCATTTGTTCTATTTGCCAGCAAATCGTTGACAAGATTATATTGGTCAAATCCAGTGACTCTTTCTTCTATTTGGGAATTAACCACCCTCGCAACATACACAAAAGTTTCACCTGCTGCTATTAAATCCTTTGTTGTAAGTACCAATTTAATTCTAAACCTATCTGCACCTGGAGCGGTCTGATTTGGAAGATCACCTTGATTATCATATAAAGTATTATCATCGTCTACTGTGACAATATCTTGAATCACGCGAAAACCTATAGTTTTTGATACTGTATCACTATATTTTGAGAGAATTAATTCTTGTAATGGCGCATGAATAAAAAATCCTTGTGTGAAAAAATCTTGATCGCCAGCAGAGAATTTGGTTCCAAATCCAAACGCTGGATTAGAAGTAGAATTTATAGGTTGAACCACCAAACGAACTGATCCATCAGTTTCTACAAGTTCTTCTCCAGCAGTCACATTTATGGTTGATGTTCCTGCTGTTGCAGTGAGAGTATTAATATATTGAACATAAATTGTTGCAGGATCAGGAAAATCTTGGGGAACAACTTCTAATACCTTTACTGTTATACCAGAAGTTTGACCAACAAAAGATTTGCCTACTATAGATGTTGCTGGTAATGGGTTTAGTGTAATATCTAATTTAATAAATCTATATCTATTATTAATAGCGATGCCACCAGCAGATACCGCTGCACCTTCTTTAAAAATATTTTTGCCAAAACGATTTACACCCTCTTGGATAATCGTTTGAAGTTGGGTAAGTTCTCTCGCCTGTAACGCCTTTTGACTATTAAAGAGAATACGTTGAAAACCCTTATCTTCATCATAATCATCCTTATAAATATTTGAAAAGGTGTTTGTAGTAAATGTCTTAACCATTATAGTTTCTTTCTATTAAGTACAGTTATCTAATTTAATAACAATTTTAATATCTTCAGTCTGATTAGTTACTCTCGCAATTGCTGCTTTATTATCTATATAAAGAACATCACCAGACCTTGGATGAACTTCAGGTTTAATTTTGCTAGAATTTGGATTAATATTGCCAGTACCACTACCACCAATCTCAGTGATAGTATCACTATCCCTAAAACTAACATATCCAGTTGAGTCAAATTGATGATAAAATATATCGTTTCCTACAACATTATCCGCAAATGCTTTTGCACCAGATAAACTACCAACAATATACTTATCTTTAGTAAATGAAGATGTTACTGTTAAATTCATCTTATTTAACGCATTTCCCGTATTATTTTGAAAATATCCACTACCTAATCCATGAGAGTCTTTTAAATTTTTAAGAATGCCTATTTGTCTAAAATCTTGACTAGTTATAAAATCTGGTGCATCTCCTGCAATTTTAGAATTTATAACTATCGCTTCAGCACGTAAATCTGTTTCAGCATTTGCACCAATACCCATAGAATTTGATAAAATAGGTCTTATTTTCGCCAGTGTTCCAGTGGCATGTTGTGGAGAAAGAATTGCACCATCCAAATCTGTTTGACTATGAAATGTTGTGGAATCTGAAGCGAATTGTACCTTTGTAATTACACCTGAAGATGTTGTAACTAGGATATTTGGATCAATAACACCATTAATTCTGATCATGCAAGAATCTGTATAATTTAAACCCCCACTTTCTACAAAAAAGGATGTGATTTCACTTCTTTTGGCGGTATCTTGAATAGTTTTTTGTTTCAGTTCTATTCCTGTAGAATTTGAATCTGTAGTATCTATAGTTTGCACTGGCATCCATTCTCGCGTCATATAATAATTAGAAGCCAATGGAGAAACTGTATATAAAAACTTCCATCTATAACCATCTGATGTTCCAAAAATATGGTTGTTTTGACCTTGTGGTTTTACCGTAGATGGGACTGTCTGTCCATTAACATTCCTACCAGTTACCATACAAATATAAACATCTTGAGCATCAGTCATCACGTAATAATATAATGAATTAGATTTATATTCACTCAAAGTCTTATTATCATCATACTCTGGATATGTCACACCTGTTGTCCAGTTTTGTCGTGGAACAACAAGTGAAGCGGCATTTATTTTAACGACACCTTGTAATCCTTTTCGGAAATCATTTTCTTCATCAACATCTTGCCTTGGTGTAGGTGCTGAATCTGAACCATTAGGCCAAGATTGAGATTTTGATAACCCCATATAAAAATGTGGACTGACACCAGTAGTAATATTTTTTAATACTGGTCGAATTAATTCTTGTTTAAGTGCTTCGGTTACAATTGATGCCATATTATTTCCTACTTTAGATTAAAGCGTCCTTATGTTGTTGTATTGTTAGTCCATTAATATCATTAATAATAGGTGATGGTCTAATATTATACCTACTATTTATATCATTATTATTGTTTTCACAAGCACAAAATTCTTTAATTGTTCTATATCTATTTATTGGAAAATTAGGTGTGTTTCCTACGCTATCATAGGGAGCATTTGGTGTAGCCATGTGAAAACAAAAATCTTGAACATATAATGTGTTAATATCAATACTATCTAAACTACTATAAGTGTTTACATTAGAATTCCTAAAATAATCACTAGAATCATAATAGTCAGAATCTATGGAAGACCTTATTTTATTTAAAGGTCTATTATTTACACCCTCTATTTTAACAAGATTCGGATTAAATGAATGAGGTCCAGATAATCCATAGTTGTAAAGAAAACCATGGCTGGCATTGTATGATAATCCCCATTCAAAAGGTTGTCCATCATCTAAATAAATAATTTTATGTGTATCAAAATTTGCTGAATCATATCTCGCTTCTAAAATGGCAGTTTGACCAGACGCTACCAATCCTGTGCAACCTAATGTATCGTGATCCATAGTCATTTTGTGATTAGAAGAATCTTCAATCTCAAGATCAAGATTTGGAAGTCTTATTTTCGCTGACTCTGACGTAATATTTACGGTGTCAATATTATCTATTTCCATTACTGCCGCAAGATGAAATCCTGTTGGATGAACAAAGCGTCTATAGAATTCACCATATTCACCTAAAGAAATTTTTGACCTAATTAAAATAGAAAGAACTTGATAAATCCCACCATCTTGAATTAATTTATCACTTTGCGGTCCAATTTCTGATGCAGAATCACCAACAATAAATAAATTATTTTTAGGGTATTCTAATGTAGTAAAATCATCGTTATAAAAACTTCTGAAAAACCCTTTTGCTGAATACAAAGAACCCTTTACTCTAAAAAATTTTGCAAAATTTCTTAATATTTCTCTAGGTTCAACAAAAAAATCTTGTCCTAATCCTAATGCAAATTCTTCAAACATGTTATCAATATATGAAAGATTTGTCGTTCCAATATCTCTTATATCATTTAGATCATTAATAATATCTCCAAATTGACCATCCGAATCCATATATTCATAATAAGTTTCTACAAAAGTTATAAGATTTGGATAATCACTAATAAAGTGTTCTGGAAGAACACCCTTTACCAAATTTAAATTTATTTTTTCATCTATTCGGTTTTCTTTCATTTTATAATACTATCTTTTGAGTTGAAAATTCCACATTACCATATGATCGTGATGCTCCAGTATCTAATGTAATAACATAGTTTCTTAAAGGTGAAATAACTGCTTGGTTTTGAGGTATAGCAGAAACTTTTATTTCGGTTAAACCACCGACAATGGTATCTGGTGCAAAAGTGTTAAGAATTAAAGTTCCATTAAGATTATCATATGAACCAATACCAGTTTCAAGTATAGTTCCGTTACTAGGTACAAAAATTTCTATTTTATTTGATGATAATTTATTTCTAAAAATACAAGTATTGCCTCTATATGTGAATTGAGAGGATTCAATAATATATTTTTCTCCACTAAACGGCTCAAGAGAAACTGGAAAATTCAATTGATATGAGTTAGAACTTCCTAATGTTGGGGAAAATCTTTGTTGAATTTTTATATCAATTTTAGAGGATAAAATTGATCGGTCAACATCATCAATTCCTGTTAATAATGGTGATCTTCTAAATTTACTACTAAATTTTCCAAGATTATTTGTAAAATATGTTGAGATATAAGAATCAACTAAAGTTTGTAAACTTGTTGTTGTTTTTTTAGTTAATCCTTCATTATAGTAAAACTCTGTAGTCAACTCAATATAAGAAATTTGTGGTTCAACAAAAACATTGTCTATAGACATGACTGATAAATTGTCGGTGAATATTGTTTTAATTTTATTTTTTACAATGTCCTTTGCAGCATCAGTTGTACCACTTGCAAATAGTAAGGATATGTATACTTTTCCATAATCTATCGGAATATTTTGTTCTCCACCCCAAACTGCAACATCAGTTACAGTTGCAAATCTAGATAAAATCATACCTTTATAATCTAAAGGTGTTACCAATCTTTGTTGAGCAGAAAATTGAATTGGCGCAAGAAGTTTTATGGATTCTATAGTTTCTTTTTCAGCCCCAGAATGAGAAGGGATTTGTGAACCAACAGAAATAGTATAATTTACACCATTAACATTTAAAGGGTTTGTCGCTGCAAAATTTATTGATCCATTAGCACTTGAACCAGTAACACTATCATAAGTAACTAATATTTTACCCCCAACAGGTGGTGCTTTTCCAAAAGATTTACCATCCCCAAAATTAATTTCATAATGTCCATTTGGGGCTTCTCGTATATCATAGTATTCTGTAGTTGCTGAAACTTCAATAGCATTGTCTAAAAAAGTATATGTGGAAAAGGCAGAAGATGTTGGTGTATTGTATACGCGAACTTCCAATGAATTTGTATCAATACTTTCATCTGGTATAACATATGTTTGATATGCGTTTAGAGAATCAACTAAAAATGTTTTGGTTTTTGAAACACCCTCATAAACCACAATATCCTCAAATGTGTATATACCACTTAAATCACTGGCGGTGGTAGTTGATTTATTGGTAAATGTATAAGTCTCAGAGTCATTAGAAGCAGTAAAAACTGTACCAATAGGTAAACTTATTGATGATGGGCGAGTACCCACTGCTGATAAATCTATAGAGACAGTTATTGTAGATTCTGATGCATTACTTGATGTTGGCCTATATCCAAGACCTTCAGCATGGGAAACAACTGATGATCTTAATTGAGCAGTATTTAAAAAAGACTCATTAGTAGCAAAATTTGCTACTAATCCATTTAAGTGAGTATTATATGCTAAAACATCTAATATGTTTGACAAACCAGATGTTTCAAAATCATAATCACTAAATTCACTTTTATTTGCGAAGTGAGTTTTTAAAGAAGATTTTATTTGTTCAAAATCTAGTTGTGCTGATGTAATATTTGTTGCCATTTATCTTAACCTTGCGATATCTGTTTCTAATGTTACTATTTCGTTAGTGGTTATAACTTGAAAAGTGATGGTAACTGAACAAGTGTTATATTCTCCTAATATCTTAGCAGAAATATCTAAAATTCTTGCTCTAGGCTCATAATTTTCTATTGCTTCTCTTATCTGAGTTTCAACATCTTCTGAGTGTAGATCATCTGCAAGGTCAAATAAAAGTCTTGTTACATTACCACCATAAAAAAGATTAAAGGGTTTTTCGTAATGATTGGTCATTATTAAGTTTTTAATTGCTTGTTTTACAGCAGCAGCATCTTTCTTTAGAAAAATATCTCCATTTTTTCTTTTAGTAAAAGACAGATCAATATCACTATAAGATGAAGTCCTAAGTGTTATTTGAGGCAATACCCCTAAATCTTTATCTTCTACTGATAATTTCTTCGCCATCTTCTTCTCTTTTTCTATTCTTACTATTTATAAAGTTTTATCTTAACTTGAAGTATAATCTTCTCCATAAGCATCAACAATATCCATAGAATCTGATATTACAGAATCAGGATTTTCTGGAATTTCAATTAAATCTGTTGAACTTATAATTTCACCGTTCCAGTAGGTATCTAAATTCATCTTACAGAACGCTTTATAATTTCTTGGTATCTCAGGAGTACTAATAGCAATTTGAGCATTATGCCTCTTATCATTCGGATCAAAAGTATCATAATACAAAGATAAATTATCATATTGTGCATTATCTTTAAGATAAACTGCCAAGTCATAAGTTTTACTTAAAGCAATTTTACCTGTTGTGGCAGAAGTTAATTCGTAAACTATTGCCCTGCCAGTTTGTTTTAAATCTGATATACTACCACTCTCTATATTTTCTTTTGGTCCTGGTTTGTAAATACCTTCAACAACATTTAAAGAGTACCCACTAAATTGTTTTAATGTTTGAAAAATTTCTAAAATCTTAACATGTGGTATAAGATTTCTGGCTAATGCTTTTTTTTCGTCTAGTGTCTTTATATGTAATAATGTAACTGGATCACCGCTACTTGCTGAAAATTTTGATATGGTTGTATTAATAGATAGTTTGGTTTTAGAATCTATATTATCTAAAACTTCTGGGTTGAACATAGGATTAGGTATAAATTGTTGATTTGCATTTTGACTTGATTTTTCAGAATAAACACTTTTTACTAAAACACCTTCTCTTTCATGAGGTCCAATTCCGCTATAACCAGTTCCAGAATTTTCTTTTTTATTAGACATTCTTCCTACTTCAGTTGGAACAGTATCATTATAATTTGATGCTAAAATTCCTTTACTTACTTGTTTTAAGATAAATTTATTATTATTTTTGTTATTTTTGTTCTTCATTTTTGATCTTATAGCATGAATATCCAAAATTTTCTCTGTAATACCGCCAGTTGGTACTGTTAAATCAATAGAGTCAAAAATACCATTATCTGCATCAACACTACATTCTCTCACACCAAAACGTGTTTCTTCTAAAAACCTTTTTAGTTCACTAACAGTTGGCAATACAGTTTCATCCAAATTAATCAGCACAGTTTTATCACTAACAAATGTTTGATCTGCTGGTTTTGTGGAGCGGCCCTTTGCTGCTGTACCTGCTGTATTTGCGTGTTGTGCGCCAGCGGCATTTCCTGCCAAATATCCAACAAATTTAGTATCTGCCTTCATGATATTTGCCTTTATCACATTACTCTTGACTGTTTGACCCACAAAAACATTTTTAGAATAAGTTATAACTCCTTCACCACCAAAAGTACCTTCTGAGCCTATACAAGTCATATTTTGTGCTGCCATATTAACATTTGGAGAACTTATAGCCAAGTCTGTTTGTGCCGTGAATGTGGTATTTCCACTATGAGAATAATCAGCACTTCCATCAGTAATGTTTGAAAGATTTCCTTTAATAGCATTTGTAACATTACCTAGTAAAGTATTTGTTGTTTCTTTGAGTACCGTTAGCGATTTAGATTTTTTTACATATTCTCTCATCACACCACCAACAGTTTTTGTGAAAGAACCGACAATATCCAAAACTTTTTTACCACCCACATTGATATTATAGTCACCTTTTACATTTAAATTGTAATCACCAGTAACTGTCATATTCAAATTTCCAGTATACAAAACTGTACCATCGCCCTCAATTGTCATCGTGTGTTCGCCACTACAAATATCAATTCTATTACCAGTACTATTGATAATTATAGTTCCATCTGGTTGAATATCTACTCCAGCCCCGCAAGTATGTTTCAAAAGTATTCTCTCTCCACCGGGAGTATCGTTTACTTCAATAATATGCCCACAAAGAGACTCATCAACTTGAACTTTAGTGTAATCATAATCACTTATTGGTTGATAACCCAATCCTTTACCTGGAATTCCATTTTTTATATCTAAATTATTTGAAGACTCTCCGCGAGATGCTTTATTAACAGAACTTTTTCCATTATATTCAGGTTTCGGAAACTGCCCAGATGGATCAGAAAATCCTTTATTAGTACCTTGCGTGGCATTAGCAAAAGGATAATTTTTTTCTCTGGTTATAATATCATCTATTTCTGTTGTCATATTTTAACCTCTATTAATTTTTCCAGTGGGTGCTTGACGTTGTTCTAATTTTGCCCATCTATTTACTTCCTCACTATCACTAATATTCACTAAAATTCTTCTGCTTGTACTACCTACTATATGTTCCCATATTTGATAAACATTTGTGTCAAACCCTTTATTGTAAAACTGGTGTCCAGTATACTCAGTAAATTTTTTTCCAACTGTATATTTGCTTGTATCTTTCCAATCTTCAGTTACATATTGAAAATCGTACATTTCTGGATAAGATGCGTGTTGAAAAAATCCTTTTGATCTTGCAAGATTCTGCGAACCCACAAATGGGCCATCTCGCGAATTTGCGTTGAGTTCAACAACTTCCTCAGATTCTGGCGCAACTGATTTTGAAGTTGAAATATCTCTTTTTCCTGCTGCCAAAACCTCTGAAGATATTGCATTCTTTCTACCATCAACATTTAAATTTCTTTTTCCAAAATGTTGAAATATATAAGTCTGCATAGATATTCCAGGGTCTATTTTATTTTTTGGATCAGTATCATTATGACCCCATACTTGACCGCCGGGAAATACTGTATAAAATGACTTTAAAAACGACTTTAAGGTTTTCCATTGACTATTGTTTATTGAAGAACTGTTTGCAAAAGATTTTGCATTTTTAGTACCACTTGGACAAGCATAGCCACCAACAAGACATATTCCTATACTATATTGATTATGACCCCCTACTTTAGCATGTGCGCCAGCAATATTTAAAGGTCTACCACGCTGTAATGATCCATCTCTTCTTACAACATAATGATACCCACAACCACTAAAATCTCTATCTTGATGCCACTGATGTATTTCTTCAGCCCCAATATCTTGATTTATGTATGTTGCACTCCAATGAACAACAACTTCACTGATATCTCTAGTAGCACCTTGCATATCAGATAAAATTTCTTCATAAGAATGTACCCTTGTAAATACATAGTTTTTATCAGAATTTGGATTTTTCCATGCTGCTTCATTTTTTGATGCCACCTTATGACCCACCGTTTTTCTCTCAACAGAAGGTGATATTGACCCAACCATATTAGTAATAGATGGATCAAGTAAACTAATTTTTTCTTGCAAGGCTTCTATATTATCTAATGGAAAATTTTTACTCACCTTACTTGTTAACAAATTAGAAACTAATGAATTATTACCATCTAGTATATTTTGAACAGTATCCATACTTTCAGAAAATGTTAATAATCCTTTTGACAGTGAGGTAACTTCGTTAAGAATTACTGGACTTGTTTTCTCTAACAATCTGTTTAATATACCACCAGATACATCAGACAGAGCATTATCTATTTTAGATTCAAAATTTGATTTTGCATCATCAAATATATTTTCAATATTTGATATTCCATCTGATATAGAATTCGCTTTGTCTAAGAGATCGTTTACAGAACCTAACGCTGATATTGATGATAATGATCCAAAATCACCAGATAACGAACTCAATGCTGATCCAGATGGTTTTATTCCTGTTGCCTTTTCTAAGTTAGCGGCAACAGATGCTGCTGATGGAGATGATATTATTTGTGTTAATTGTACTGGCGTATTTGCAATATCTTCACTTAAACCAGTTAGTGCTGAAAGTGTAACAGGCCCAGTTGGAATTTTTAGTAGATCAGAAAATCCTGATATTTTATCAGTAAGTTTTGCAACACCAACATTTTCCAATAATTCATCGGCAGATGGGAAATCTATTTCTTGAGTTAAAGATTCAACACCCCCAATAACCTCTCCCACTTTACTACCCAATACCGTAGATTTTATATCTGATAGACTGTTTGCAGCAATTTGTATCTGACCTGAAAATTCATCAGCATCAGTCATATTTTTTATACTACTTAATGATTGTTTGACTTTAGAAAAATCTATGCTATTAGTTAATGACATTAATTATTCTCCTGCCGCTGGTGTATATTCTGTTTTATTATAAGTCGCATAAACTTCTTTTGCCAAGCGATATCTTTCTGGTGCGGAACCTAATTTTGGAACTTCATATTTTCTTTCCCATACCCATGCAGCATCTTTTATAGTTTTAGTTGTCAACATTTGTGTGTGAACATATTTGTGAGTATTTTTAAGTTCCCACATAATAAATTGTAATTGTGTATCTAAATTTGACAAGACTAGTCCATTATCTATAGCAAATTTTCTTAAATTATCTGCTCTATCAGAATTCCATTGAGCGATACCTATACTATCACTACCATCTTTTCCATCACCTTTATTCACTGCACTAGTATCCATTGATTGCGTAGATTCTACCATAAGATTTCCAACTATGCCAGCGGATTGTTCAGAGGTAAACTGTTGGGTCAAAAAATAATAATATGCTTTTTCTGGGTTACTTCCTCCAGGTATATCTAATGATTTTGCTTCACCGCCCAAATATTCATCTGGTCCAAAATTATCAAAAAAAGCATCATCATAACCTTGTGGTTTATTTAATTTCGTCATTTCAGATTCTAGTGTAGGTATTGATCCTATAACAAGTGGATTCTGAGAATTCAATCCATCAGTAAAAAATCCCACTACCAGCGCACCAGGTTGAAGTCTAGGCATCTTACCTATCCCAGAAATACCACCTTCTGTTGTTGGTAATATTACTTGCGCCCAAGGTAAATCTTTTAAAGGTATATCACTCAAAGATTCACTGTGTAATCCTTGAATTCTAACCCTAACTCTTCCAAGTTTTAATGGGTCTAGATTATCTTCAACAGTCCCTACAAACCATCTCATCGTATCGCCATAAAAATCGTGTGGTTGCATTAATAATTATCCTCTTTTTGGTGTTTTTTGAGATAAGCGACTACAACCAATAATTGCAGAATACCTTGGACCAGAAAATATATGTCTTGCTGCATGAATAATGTAACTACCAGACCTTTTTTGATCTTTTTCCTCATCACCATTGTCTAAAAAATTAAAAAATTCTAAATTTATAGTATTTCCAATACTAACATTAGTTTTTTCTTGATAAAAATTTCGGCCCGGTACAGATATATCTATAGGTGCTGTATTCAATACACCAAGTAACGCTGCCGCTTTTGCTCTTAGCATATGCTTAGATATGTCACTTGCTTCACCGTAAGTTTTATAGTTATCTGCATATGAACTTGTTGGTGTGATTCTACTAATTTGTCTTGTATCATATTCTTGAATTGTTTTATTGTTAAATGTGTTAGTAGTGTCTATTATCGCTTCTTTTTGGCCTGATTTCAAAACTTTAGACTTTAAATCTTCAAAAAGTTCTGACATAATATGTTTTTTTTCTAATTTCACGCCCTTAACAGTGTCTATATGTGTGTATGTACTAGACATAAGACCAAGTTGACATAACATCATCATATTATGTGCATTTGACTGATTAACATCACTAATTATGAATGACTGTCCATTAGCATCTAACATATTATTTGAAATACCTTGATTATAGATATAAGGAGTTAATTTAGAATTTAAAGCATTTGACGTTAATATTGTTTCTAAATCAATATATCTTATATTATCATCGGCTAAAGATGAAAATAAATAAAATGGCATACCATTATTCGTTACTGCCCTTCTTTGTATCCAACTGCAAGCAGATAATGGCGTCAAATTAGGAACAATAACTTTCATCATTTCGCCGTGGTGATTAGGGGATATGTTTAACATATCTCTATTGAGATGTTCCCTTAAAATAGTTTTTATTATATGATCTGGACTGCCACTATAAGATTTAGAAATTCTTGTTAACTTAGATAAGAAAGAAATATCTTCTAAAATACTTAAAACAAAAACTTTATCATTTCCATTTGTACTCAATGTGCTAAGGACTTCAGTAATAACAAAATTCTTTCTAATAGTACCCATTTCTGTTTCTATTTCTATTAGTAATTTTTCAGTTCCTACAAAACCTATTTTATTAGATAAATTTTCATTATCTAATATACTAACTTCACCTGTTAGATATGGATTATTCAGATTCTCAAATATCTGAATTTCAATTGATACAGCATGTAAATCAATATCATCAATAATCCTTTCTCCAGATACTACTAAATGTTTTAAAACATAATTAAATGGAGATGATTTTTCTGGATCAACTATCTGAGTTTTTATCATTTATTCCACCAACAGAGATGATTTATAAATATCATGTAATTCCAAAATCATTTCTGGTCTTACAACTCTAATAGATTTATTTTCATTGTTTTGTTTGTGATAATGTTCAATATGAGTAACTTCTGTATTTGAACCACCACCAATTGTCGGATCAATATCAACTTGATTACCACTTGCGTCAGTAAAATATTTTACTGCATTGTATTCTAAAGAGTGAGAATTTAAAACTACTGATTGTGTAGAGTCACCAGTTTTTTGAATAGTTTCACCATTAGTAAACGATTTCACACCACTTACAACAATGTGACCTAGATTAACATCTCTGTCAATAATTGTAGCATTTGTTGAAGAATTAACTCCAGTTATATTATCACCAATTTGCATTTTAGTAAAAAAATAGTCTCTCGTAACTAAAGTTGTGTTTGGATATTTTTTTTTAACCCAAACGTCTAACTCATTAGATGATAATGGAAATCCATTTTTACGAATCGAATCATTCATCAAATAAAATGTCCAATAATATTTTGTTGAACCGTACAATTTCTCTGATAATACATCAGGTCTCTCACCATCTAAAATGTCATATTTTTGATAAATAGAAACATTTTCTTTTACTTGATCAATAATATCAACGTATGCTGAAATATCTTGAATATAGGCCACATCAGTTTCGTTACCAAATTTGTAACTTGTGAATGGAAATCCGTTAAAAAAACTCATTATCCTACTCCTAATCCATCTAACATAGTCCATCTTTTTCCATCATCTAAATCTTCTCTGGTAAGTGTTTCAGTTTCAACAAACGACATACTAATATCAACTTCAGAAAATTCACCATCATCATGAAACCCCATAGCCCCAGAATTATAATTTGCATTAAAAGATTTCATATGCATGTCCTTAAAGAAAAATCTTTGCTGATCCATTTGATTAGAGCCATAAAAAAGACGAACTCTAAACATAGGTGGAAATCTATATCCAACAATTATACCTGCTCTTTCAACACCTGATGGATATAAATTTTTACGAAACCAAGAAATAATTTCTGCGATTTCTTCAGATTCTTTTTGTGAATTTGGTATTAATTTAAATGACCAAGAAAATTCTCTTAAATTAACAGATTTAAATATTGCCCTCATGTTTGGATTTGGTGTTGTTTGTAATGATGATCTTACTGCCCCACCAACAGCACCAAATTTATTAACTAGTTTTGAAATACCCACTCTTGCAAGGTCTTGACTTTCAAATTCACTACGAGCAAATTTTGCAACATCAGAAAAAATACTTGATTCTTTTATTGCTTTTATCGCTGCATCTGCTCCGCTAGAACCTTCATTTACAATATTATTGAGTGCGCTTGCAAATGTTCCAAATTCCATATTCTCGTATTGAACACCGTCTTGTATTTGTATTGATGGTGGTAAATAAAGGGTACAACTTTCGTTTGTTAATCTCTTTTGTTGTTTTTTTAAAATATTTTCTCTGCCCGCCCTTGTCGCTTCGTGAAACCTTTTTATTATAGATTCTCTTTCTTGTTTTTGGCCAGGGTCTAAAGTATTGGTACTCCCTAACTCAGAATTTCCTGACAATGCGGCATCAGTAGTGCTAGAATTGAAAGCATCTCTCACTGAACCAACAGAAATTGGGATCACTTCTACAGTTTGAAATTTTATTCTTGCTCTATAACGGTCAGTGTCGTGAATTGGAAACTCTAGTTTTTTTGTGGTCATATTATTTTTCCATAAATACATTCGTATCTATTATTTATATGAGAAAAATGAAAACACACAAAGGCAAATATAAAATAAAAAATCGTAAAAAATATAAGGGTGATCCAGATAATGTTATATATCGCTCTGGATGGGAAAGATATGCCTTTCAATGGTGTGATAGTCAAACACAAATTACTGAATGGTCAAGTGAAGAAGTTGTAATTCCTTATTTTTATGATGTTGATAAGAAGTATCATAGATATTTTATGGACCTAAAAATAAAATTAAATGATAAAGTTTACCTCATAGAGATAAAACCAGATTCACAAACTAGACCACCTAAAGTACCATCTCGCAAAACTAAGCGTTATATTAATGAAGGTATGGCTTATGTAAAGAATATGAATAAGTGGAAAGCAGCAGAATCCTATGCCAAAGATAGAGGGTGGACCTTTGAAATTTGGACTGAAAAGACATTGATTAAAATGGGAATTATGCCAAAACAATTAAAACCTCTACCCAATTTGAAAAAATTAAAACGTCTATAAATTGATATAAATAACAATGAATAACTTTGGGAATATAAATGTCTAATCTGTTTCAAAATTTAGAAGTACAAGCGTTCAGAGCGGGAATTACCCCTAGAACCAAAGAATCAATTTCTTGGTTCAGAGATAAAGCATCTAAAATGGGAAAAATAAATAGAAATGAACTCATGAAAGATGAGACACTTAGACTTCAAAATCGCCAAGCGGTTGGTAAAATGTTTATGTATTTCTATGACCCAAAAGGCAAAGATACACTACCATACTATGATAGTTTCCCTCTCACCATAATCGTCGGCAAAGCAAAAGGTGGTTTCGCTGGATTAAATCTACATTATTTACCTATGACATTAAGAGCAAAATTTCTTGATAGTTTATTAGAAATTACAAATAATAAGAAATATAATGATACAACCAAATTTAAAATGTCTTATGAGTTACTTCAAGGTGCGGCAAAATTTAAATACTTTAAACCTTGCTATAAGCACTATTTGGCAAATCATGTAAGAAGTCGTTTTGCTTTAGTTCCAGCACCAGAGTGGGAAATTGCCACATTTTTACCAACTGCTGATTTTCAGAAAATGTCTCAAGCAAAAGTACATAAAATATCAAGAGGTATGATCTAATGGAAGCACATAGTATAGAAAAATTTAAAAGTGCAGTTGCAAAAGGTATAGCAAGATCAAATCTATTTCATGTAGAACTACCAAGAATCTCAAATAATAATATTTCATCAGAAGATTTGAATCTATTTTGTAGTCGTGTGAATCTTCCATCTCGCCAAATTTCCACAGTAGATAGAGTAATAGGAATAGTAACAGAAAAGGTAGCGAATACATTCGTAACTGACGATGTAAACCTAACCTTTCATGTTACAAACGATTATAATATAAAAAAATATATTGAAAGTTGGATGAACTTGGCGGTTAATAATGAATCATATGAGTTAGGTTATAAAATTGGAAGAAATTCAACAAGTGGATATGGTAAAGAAGTTGTAATACATCAACTCGCTAAAAATGCAGGATCAACAGGAATAAAACAAATAAACAATAATCCTGCAAATGAACAAATTTTAAATATTAATACCCCATTAAGTATTCCTGGAATGAATGGATTACATAGAAATGATCTAAAACCAGTTTATACTTGTATTTTAGAAAGAGCATTCCCAACTTCAATGGGATCAATTGAATTATCAAATGATATGGATGGACTTGTTGAAGTGAGTCTATCTTTGACTTATACAAATTGGAGAAGTAAATAATGGCATTACCAAAGTTAAATGATATACCAAAATATGAATTGACAGTACCATCAAGTAAAACAAAAGTTAGATTCAGGCCATACTTAGTAAAAGAAGAAAAAATCTTAATGTTGGCGATGGAATCTGAAGATAAAAAGGCAACTGTAAATGCTATTGTTGACACAATTATGGCATGTATAGAGGGTGATATAGATCAAAGTAAACTAACATCATTTGATGTTGAATATATGTTTTTAAAATTAAGATCAAAATCTGTAGGGGAAAATACTGAAGTGACAATAAAATGTAGTGAATGTGATGCAGACAATCCTGTATCAATTGACTTATCATCAATTGAAGTGACAAAACAAACTTCAAATAAAGAAATAAAAATAACAGATGATATGACTTTGTATATGGGATACCCTAACTTCAAATCTATTATGGACGCAGACGCAGATGAAACGACAAGTGACACAATAAAAACATTTCAAATGATAAGTAAATGTATGAAGGTTTTGGAAACTGCTGATGAAAGATATGATCTTGCTGATGAAAGTCAAGATGAGATTCAAGAGTTTATTGGGTCTTTATCTGCAAATCAATTTGATAAAGTAAAAGAATGGATTCAAACTATGCCAAAATTATCTGAAACAGTTAATTTTAATTGTCTAAGATGTAACCATGCAAACGAATACACTTTAGAAGGATTGGATGATTTTTTTTAATTGCTCTTTCTCATGATAACTTAATAAGTCATTATAAGACCAATTTTCAATTAATGCAAGACCACAAATATTCATTAACAGAACTTGATAATATGATGCCATGGGAAAGAGAAGTGTACATTACATTATTAATACAGCATGTTGAAGCAGAAAATGATAGAGTAAGAGCGCAACAAAATAACTAGGAATAAAAAAATGGCTTTTGGGACAACAGTAAATGAGGTAAGAGAAATAAACAGCAAAGATATTGCTGATATTAATCTCAGAAGTATGGAGTTGAATAAATCAACACTTGATGAAATCAAAAAAGGTTTCACCAACTTAGAAAAATCTGTTCAAAAAATGAGTGGTGGAATACGAATTCCTGGTTTGCAAAGTCTTACTGATATGGCAAAATCATTGACAATGATGCCTAAGACATTAACAATGAACTTAGCAAATGCCATTACAGCACCATTCAAAGCCCTTGCAACAACTCTTACCGCCCCATTTATAAAAGCATTTACATCTGTAAGAGATAGCCTAAAAGCCACATGGGAAGGAACTAAAAAATTATTTGGTGGTTTCTTTGGTTTTTTCGGTAGTATATTTGGTAGGTTTTTTGGTAAGGGAACTGATCCAAAACTGATGAGTGAAGTAAAGGACATAGGAAAAAGTATGTCTAGTTTAGTATCAATGTTTGCAAAATTTTTATCAAATCAAGAAAAAAGTAATCTTAATGATATAGAAGAAAAACGTGATAGAAAAAAGGTTGATGGCGCACTGCAAAAAAAGGGAGTTATGCGTTCTGGAAATAGACAAGGTGGAGTGCTTGGAAACCTAGCAAATATATCTGAAATTATGCAAGGTTTTGGTGGTTTTACTGGAGCAATTTTAGCGACTGTTCTTGCTGGCGGGGCTGTTGCATTTTTAGTAGCAAGATTTAGAGATCAGTTAGGTATTGATCCAGGCTTTAGTATACTTGATGCAATAAATAACAAAGCAGATGAACTTTTTGGGATGCCTCTCTTTGGTGAGACAATGACTAGTGCATTAAAATCAATCGGTGGTGCTTTTGCTGAAGGTGGTGCTTTTGGTGTCTTGAAAGAAAGTGTGAATCAAATGCTCACTGCATTTCCATCTCTTCAAACAGCACTTGATGGTATGACAACTATGTGGGAAAATACAAAAATATTTTTTGAAGATGTAGTACAGAATTTAGGTCTTGGACCATTGAGAGATAAAATAACTGAGTTTATGAGTAAAGAATTTGGTATTGCGGAAATGATTGCATTAACGATAGCAATAGGTGCATTAGGCAATCCCCTTAAATTATTAAGATTGGCAGTTTCAGGGTTAGAAATTGTTTTAGGTGTTGTAAAAACTGCAATAACGGCATTACATACTGTGGCATTAACTGCAAATACAGCCGCGCTGATCGCTCATACAGCCGCACTTACAGGAAAAAGATTATTAGGACGCGATGTTGATATTGATATTGATGATGATAGAGGTAGAGGTAACCGCAAAAAACGAAGCATATCCCAAAGATTAAAAAATATGTTTGGGTTTGGAATGGATGATATATATGATATGAACCGTGGCGGTAAAAAGGGTGTTCAATTTGGAAGTAAAACTGCTGGAGGTGCATTATCTCTAGCAGAGTCTGCAAACATTGGAAAATTTGCAAAATTCGGTGGACTTCTCAGAGGTGTTCCAGTTGCTGGACAAATTCTTGCGGCAGGTATGGCAGTATTTGATGGTGTCACAGGTGCTGGGGATGCTTTAAAAACATTTAAACCTCAAACTCTTACTGATAGTATTGAAGTTGGTATGGTTGGTGCTGCTGCTGGAGTTACAAAAAGTTTTGCTGGATTAGCAGATATGGCAACTGGCTTATTTGGATTTGATACCGATTTAGCAGGTGGCGTCACTGATATGAGAGATACTTTTTTAAAATGGTCTTTAGGGACAAAGGAAAAAATTGAAGAGATGAATGGCCCTGATATGTCAAATTTACCAGAAAGCCAAAGACTTTTTGTAGAAAGTGAAAATAACAGATCACTTTTAGCATCAAGATTAGAAAGTGAAGTTCGTGCCGCTGAAAATATGGCAGTTGCTGCTACTGGTACTGGAAATAAACAACCAACTGTTATAATGGATAATTCACAATCTCAAACTGTTCAATCAAACACAACTAATCTTTCTCATAGTGGTCTAGCCAGTGTTGGCAGTGCAACAGATGCTGCACTGCGCTGGGCATTTCCTCATTATGGAAATTAGTCTTCGTTAACTAGACTTGCAAAATAATCCATGGTATTATCTTCACCGTCTACTTCTGTCTTTTTAGGCGAAGCAAAGTCTGGAATATTATCATCCAATGCTGGAGCCTTTTCCTCACCCAATGAAGCAGTTTGTGCCATTGTTGGTTGAGGTGCAGTTTGACCAAGAACATTTCGCATCTTAGTCTCTAGTTCTGCATATGACTTATAGTTTGCTGGATCAGTAAACTCTGAAAGATCATAACACTTGTCATATACTTCTTCCAAGCGTTCATCACTATCTGATACTGCGCGTGATGCAGCAAATTCAGATTTATCATAATTACGATAACCTTCAACATCACGAATTTTGAGTTTGAAATCCGCACCTTCCCACATACAAAACGGATTCATAGGTGTTTCATCTGCAAACTCTGGTGACCAAGCATCCATAAGTTTATCAAAGATTTTCTTACCATATTGGTACATGAAAACTTTGCCTTCATTTTCTGGATTTCCTGGATCAGAAACTACCAGAATATTTGAAACATGATGCAGCCGCCGCTTTTGACGCCTCGCTGTTTCTTTATCAGATTCAATACCACTATTCCAAAGTTTGGAATTGTATTCACCAACTGGGTCTTGTTGTTCAATTGAAGTCAAAGACTTCTCAATATACCATTTACCAGTTGGACCTTTAAAGGCATGATCCCAATAGCGTACAAAATGTACTTCAGAACCTTCTTTCCCATCTGGCAAGAAACGAATAACAGCATAACCATTATTCTGTTTATCAACAGTGGGTTTCCACATGCGTTCATCCACATAAGATTTTGTAGTGGTGTTTGTTGCTGTTGCGGCAGCAGTTAATCGGTCAATCTGACCACGATTACGTTTTAGATTTGCAAAAGACATATTTTTATTTCTCCATATATGCTGAATTATTGCTGTAATATTTTTAGTATAACTGTATTATATCATATTTGTGTATGTGTGTCAACCATATTTATCAAATTATTTTCTCTGAAAAATAATGGTTTCTTTACCAGTGTCTGGGTTTACTGATGGAATTGCAACATGACCATCTGGCACAGGTTGTGTTCCTACATATTCCCAAGTTGTGCCTACTGCACGATTGGCTGGACCTGCGGCAAAAAACTCTTCATTATCATTTAGAAAGAGCATCGTAATCATAATTAGTTCAAACATTTATTTTCCTTTTATATGTTTATATAGTTTGTAGTAATAGTCAAAAGATATTGGATAATTTTCTGGGTCTGGTAGTACTCCTTTAAACATTAATATAAATTCTTGTATCTCTTTATCTGTCATTTTCCATACTCTGTCTCTTATCACAGTAGATTGTCCACATATACCAAGAAGCCCCTAGAGGTAAAATAGCATTTAAATTAATTATTGGAGGTAATATCGTGATTACTGCTGGAAACATAAACATTGCCATGAGAGCCACTGCTATATAATCATACCACCGTATCATTCAAAAATCAATTCGTTTTGCTTTGGTAAAAAATTAAGACTCATCGCTTCTGCCTCAATCTTCTCCTTTATTACTGGTGATATGAATTTGCTAACATCCTCTGGTTCAAGTTCAGTAATGCTGCATACCTCAACAACAGCATCAATATAACCTAGTTTTTTATCAATTACTTGTTCTTCTATTAGTTTGCTAAACTTTGCTCTATTCATAAAGTTTTTTTCTATCATTTATTCATTGCCCTTAAAATTATGGTATCTTTATTAATCCTACCATTCGCGATGGTTGTTTTTGTGGTAAGACTAGACCACTCTTTGTTTATTTGGTTTGAAGTCTTTTTGAGTACCATTGGAATAAAGACCTCTGGTTTACGCAGTTTTGTAACTCTTGATGCCTCAAAATCAACGCCTTGAAGAGTTGTCCCTTTTACCTCAAAACCACAACTCTTTTCGCAAACCAATTCAGTTAATGCCCTAGTCTTTGCATTGAATAAATAAATTCGCATCGCTCCAATCAAAGATGTTGGGCTAATAGATGCTAGTTTAAACTCTACAGAGTCTTTTAAGTATTGAACCTTTGCTACTTGTTTTTCAGCAGACTTTACTACAGGTCTACGAGTCTTACGAGTCGCCTTCTTTGCTGTCATATATTTTTCAATATCAGTGAGAATATTATCTACAAACTTTAAATATTTTTTCTGGTCACTTACTTTCATAGACGAATAGCCCTCAATAAGATCAGGAGTTTTTTTGTTTACTAATTCGTCCAATTCATCCCTTAATGGAATATAGTAATCATACGTTGTTTTTGCTGTAATGTAAGGTACATCATGTTTTTTCATTTCACTATAAATGGAGAAATCTTTTTCATCTTTCCAATTATCAATAATAAATTCAATACCACCAATAAAATCATTAGTGCGTTCTCTAATAATTTCTGCTGGAGATTTTCTTGGGGTTGTTACGACTCCAATATTATCAGTTTTATTTAAAAGTTTACGCTTACCTAGCCGCAGAATTTCATTAACTTGTTTTGTAAGAACTTTTTCAGCATCCCACCAAGTAGGAAATTCTAATTGTAGTTCTGCCCATGCAATCGTTGCTGCTAAACTAGGAGATTGACTGATTGCCCAATCTGGGGCTTGTAATGCTATCTTAGCATCTTCTTTAGATAAGGACTTCTTCACATGGTTTTTTATTTTTACAGCAATATCTTTTCTGTCAACCTCTACTCTTATGTAATCGTTGAAATGCTGAAAGTTATCTGTTGGTGCAGCAGCAAATCCAGTTTTAGTTTTTCTAGAAAAAGATTTTCTTTTTTTTGATCGTGCCATGTGATTCACTCCTAGTGATTATTGCCATAATCCTAAACTATTTTTTAATGAAAGTCAAGTCTTCTTTTTCTAAAATCCATTCTGGTAATTGGATTAATTCTACTTCACCATCATCATGTTTCTTATAGACAACATAACCTTCATCGCAAAGTTTATCAACTGTATGATCAACAATTCTTTCTATCCTTTGAGTATCATATTTTTGAACTGCTGATTTAAGTCCTAGACGATAGGCAATAAAAAGCGCAAACGTGACGATTGCGCTTAATATATATTGGTCAATTACAATCATACCATCCGCTCAAAAGAAATGAGTTTTGATGGTTTAAATGCTCTCCAAGCATTAGCATCTGTACACCAAACTGAAATACGATCTAGGTCAGGGTCAACAGTATCAGATTCTTTTAATTTAGTACCAAACTCTGGTAGGTGATCTGCCATCAAAGTACAAGGCATAACACGATTATCACCATTTACTTTTGTAAATGTTACTTCATAAACTCCAGTTTGGAGTTGTTCAATTAGTTCTGATTTCGTTAGCATATAGTTTCCTTTCATGATATACTGAATTATATCATAGTTTGTTTAAGTTGTCAACTTATATTTTAATTATTTATACTTGACCACAAAGTTGAAAAATAGCCTAATATTAGAAAGGGAATTCCCTTTTACCACCAGCAAGATTTTTTATTCTTTGCTCTAAAAAACTTATGGTAGTATGAATATGACCACAATCATGTGGTTGAATTAGAGTCCTATAATACTCTATTTCTTCTTCTAGGATTTGTATTCGCACATTATCAATGTGTTTAATTGGTTCCCAAATATAGTTTTCATTCTCCATTCCCATTAATTACGTTCCCCATTCACTTTTTGTTTTCATTGCTTCTATAACGAATTCAACATGACTTTCAGTACAATTACCTACAACAGTATCATCACCAGTATGTGAAGGTAAGAGGTTTGCAAGTTTGTTCTTATAAAATGTACCTACTTCATATAAATCACGTTCTCTGCCGTACCCATTATCTATGATAGATAATCCATAGTCACCAAACCGCACAACTGCGCGATTGCCACCGTTACTCATAGGTTCAAATTTCAACTCAGAAAATTTCATAACTTAGGCTCCCATATTTTTGCAGTGATTTTTCCATTCTTTGGATAATCCCACATATCTTTGAATTTGTTAATTGCACAAAATTCACTTATTTCGCGGATGGTAGTTACGAACTTACCATCCACTGAAATTTCATATACTTCAGTTTTCATCAGCGAAGGTATCCCGGACCTGTCCAAGAAATGCTATAGTCACCATCAATAATATTTCCGCGAGATAAATTCCGCGCTGGAGTTTTCCAACCAGCCGCCATGAGAATGTCACCAAGATTGAATTTTTTATCGGTGGTGGTATTGACAATAAAACCCCACACTCCACCAGAACCATTTACAATTCTGATATATTTTTTACCTACAGTGTAGGTAATTTTTTCTGCAAATTCGTTTTCCATTTTTGCTATATGGTCAGCAAGAGATGGATCAGAAGATTTTGATCGTGTCCCATAGTCTGCAATAATGTCTGAAATCAGAGCATTTACATTAGAAGTGATATCAGTCATTTGTTTGTCCTTTCAAGACTAAGTGATTCTCTTTACTTTTATAATATAGACAATTTTTACTTGATTGTCAACCCCTATGCAAAGGGATTGATATAAAACCCAATAGGCAGACCATAATCATTCTCACCCATATAATCGTCACGAATATCATCAAGTGTTATATGGTGAACAGAACCGTTGTCCCACATCACATCAATCATAGTGCCTTGGGCTGTATCTTCCATTTTAGAAATTTGACCATGCATCTCAGGAACTGTCGCTCCAAAATTTCCAATAATGTCTAAACCGATATGTACATTCATGGGGAAGCCCTTTCAAGACTGATTCTCTTTACTCTTATAAACTAGCATAAGATATAAATATTGTCAAGAGCCATAAACAGTATTATGTGTATTATTTACTCTCACAAATGTAGCACATTTTGATAAATCTTTTAATCTGCTTGCGCCAACATAAGTACACGCTGATCTGATGCCAGATAAAATATCAATTAGTGTTAACTCCACTGGTCCTTTATGGTCTACTGTGACGGTTTTACCTTCAACACCTCTATATTCTCTATGACCAACTTTATGTCTATCCATAGCAGAGCCTGATGCCATACCATAAAATTTCATTTTACCATTGTCTATAATACCATCACATTCATCATGCCCAGCAAGAATACCCCCAATCATTACAAAATCTGCGCCAGCGGCAAATGCTTTCACCATATCACCAGAAGTAGTACATCCACCATCCGCAATAATATGGGCATCCATACCGTGAGCCGCATCAGCACATTCAATAACAGCACTCAATTGAGGCATACCAATACCAGTTTTAATTCTTGTTGTACAAACTGAACCAGGACCAACACCAACTTTTACAATATCTGCACCAGCAAGAATTAGTTCTTGTGTCATATCAGCAGTGACAACATTACCCGCAATAATTGTAGCGTCTGGTTCTAAATCACGCATTTTCTTTACGGCATCTACAAAACTAATTGTGTAGCCATTGGCTACATCTAAACCAATAAAAAATGCTTCACTTGATTGGTATATTTTTTGAGTGTTTTGAATGTCAGTATCAGATATTCCACCCATAACGCATAAATGATCTGCCTTATGATGATTTCTAGTGGGCCATACACCTTCTGCATTATAATGTTTGGCGAGGCAAGTTATCATATTATAATTGGTCAGCACATCTGCCATGGAAAATGTTCCTACGGTATCCATGTTTGATGCCATAATTGGAGTTCCCATCCAAGTTTTTTTACTATGTTTAAATTTGTATTTTCTCTCTAAATCAACATCATACCTTGAAGTTAGTGTTGATCTTTTTGGCCTAATAAGAACATCAGAATAATCAAGTTTCACATCATCATTAATTAGCATTATTTTTTCCTTTTTGCAATTCGTGTAAAGAGTCAATTACGATTGTTGGATATTCACCAAGATAACTTCCTGCTTCAAGAACATCTCTATCTAGTAAATGTTTATGGTAATGCTCTAACTTATTCCATTCTTTTAAAATGTTTTTAGCCAAAGTATCAAAATAACTATCCGAAAAAATAGGATTAGATTCTTCATAATAAGCATATGATGCCATAAGATAATATGGTATCATCATATTAGGATTGTTCTTAATAATTTTATTAGCATGTTTCGCCAAGTTCATTTTTTAAATTTTCCAGTTACATAAGAACCCTCAGAAATATCGTAGGCGGCTATTATTTCTTTAAACATTTGTGGAGTTATTACAACAATATTGAAATCATCTTCTTTATCATACTGTCGTATATACACATATTCTTCATCAAATATAAGTTCAACATCGTCTGCGTTATTGTGATTATCTATAACAACCACTGTAGAGTAATCAAATTCATGTTCTACTGTAAACATATTATCTCCGCATATTAGCAGCATCAATTGCTGCATTTTTATTGTCTTTACGAATTGGCATTAGATTGCTCTTGTGTGTTGTAACGATACCAGCGATTTCATTGCCAGTATAAGATTGGGTTTCTTTTTTCAAACCATTTGAACAAATACTATCTGAAGTTTTTGGCATTTTTCGGACACTTAAATCAGGCATATCCGAGCGGTAATTACTAGGCTTATCACTCACACCCATTTTTTTAAGAAATTCGTTATGTTCATTTTGTCGCTTTTGCCAACCAGCCGAGCGATTTAGTTTACGTTTTTTTGTATTGTTTGAAGTCATACCTTGTATGAGATGCATAGTCATTTCAATTACCTGTACCAGTAAATGGATCATTGTCTAAGATTTCAGACATTATTGCAGAGTGATATTTACGAATTAAACCTTCATAAAAATCAATTTTCTTTTCAAGTTCAATTATATGATCTGCTGCTTTCCATGCAAAATGTTCAGTACATCTAGACTGCCATTCTTCACCCGCTTGATTTTTAAGAGAAATAACGATTTCAGATTGTTTTGGTCTGGGCGTTATGTCCATATAAACACGCCGTTCTATGGCATGTTCATTTTCTTCTTCTTCAATTCCATGAGTATTGACTTCCATCAATAATCACCCCAATCTTCACCAACTCCGGGATTATCATACTTAATTGTCTGATGTAGAATATCACCATAATATTCTTTTGCGTATTTACTCGCATCAGTATAGTGGTTGATATTTTCATCAGTATCATCTATCACAATTTTAGCGAAATCTCTTTTGATCATTGGACGCTTTTTACTGTTTAATTTAACTTTTTTTAATTTCTCATGTCGTTTGTGAACTTCTGCTATAAGTGCCATACGATCTGCGTGAGTAGTCGCTATTTTCATATTTTTCTCCGAATCATTATTTTAACTATTATAACCCATTTATTAAATTTTGTCTAGTATTTTTTGAGTAAAATTTAAAGGTTACATCTTTGTCGTTACATTCTTTTACAAACAAAGGAACTGCATATCCACTTTGTCCTTGAAAAATTAAATCACCGTCACGATACACTTTTGCCTTGGAGTTGCTAGGTCCAGACAAATCTAGTATTAGGTTATCGTGACGATATATTGCCATCGCATTGCTCCTTAAAACCAATCCTTATGACAACCAGAACTTTCATTTTCATCATAGCCAGCAAAATAGGCTTTTATTTCATCAGGCGTCATATCTTCTTCTTCTATTTTTACACCATTATATGTACCTTGAGTCCAATAGTGGGGTATTGGTGAACGCTGATACCAAGAATCTGCACCACCTCTATCGTATGGGCCACCATGCCTTTCATCATATTTAGTCATTTTATGCTCCTATTGCCATGTAATAACCATCCGCACTAACTTCCATGGTTCCATCACCATTGCAGTATGTTTGATATAGTTCTGAACCAGTAAACCAAGTACACGCTTCACTCATCAATGTCAACTCAGCAACCCGAATTGTGGCTTTGATTGGCATTTTCCAGTTTTCCATGTTTTCGGTCAACTTATCAAATGCCTCTTGGAAATCACCGATAGTGTATCCATTTGAACTTACAACTTTCATTTTCATGCGACAGCCTTTCTTTGCATTTCAATTATCATCTCTAACTCAACGTCATCAGCCTTTTCATCAAGCATCTCTGATAATGCCATAATATGTCCAGCAGGAACTGGCGTTTCGGGTGATTGAGCATTCTTGATCAACTGCCTAAGCATTTGGGCGACTTCCCTATATTCAGTCATGAGGTTACCTTTTCTTTTATGGTAAATTCAACATCAGGATAAATCTCAGAATAAGCACAAACCCATTCAGCGGCATTGCCATAACAAGTTTCAGTATTCACTAACTCATTCTCAAGAGATTTTACTTCTCCACGAACACTAGCAGTACCAGTTCCGTATATTGCAAAAGTAGTCATTTGTGAACCCTTTCAAGTGATTCTCTTTACTCTTATAAACTACGATAATTATGCTGCCATGTCAAGCCTTTTATCTCTTGCCATTTCCATACGCTTGTTCATTTTCATCCAAGCATCAGGCTTCATGATGTTAGTATTGATTTTGAGTTTGAGTTTCTTTTCCTTGAAACAAGCCTTGAGATATTCCGCTTGCTCTTTACCAATGAAACGAGATACCAACTTCAATAGATCAATCCGAAACTGAGTGTCATGGTGCATATTACCAGCACAATGAGCCATCTCATGAAGGAGAACATATTGGTTCATTCCACCTTTGACATTCAGATCAATATTATTTCTCCAAGCACGACCAGCAGTTCTATTGCCATACATAGTAGACAAAGCAATATGCGTATTGTTTGACATTTTCTGCCAAGTCTTTGAGGCTAGAACGTGGTCACAATACTTTTGTGCTTCTGCGAGGTTTTTGAATTGTTTGCCAGTACCATAAGTACGCTCATATTTGAATTCAGACTTGTAAACTTTTGAACGATCTGAGTCGCGACTATACTTGCCATGCTTACGACCAGTTTCAATAAGGGTCTGCTTCTTATTGAGATATGCCAAGTATGACATAATATCTGAATTATCCCAATTAAGAGATTGCAGATTTTGAACTTCTGCCTTTTGGTGTGTTTGATAAATGAGCATAGGAACCCTTTCACTGATTCTCTTTACTCTTATAACTTACAATATTTAAATTAGATTGTCAACCCTATGATTTATAAATCTTAGTTAGCATTTCTTCAAACTGTTCAACTTTGGTAAGTCTGTTAGGCCAATGAATATAATCTTTTTGTGGATTCTTTTTAAGGTTATTGAGCAAGGGAATTATAGCATTATAAAGTTTATCAATTTTGTATTGAACAGCATCTAGATTTTCAGCACTAGATGTGGATTTTTGAGTGAGTTCTTGTACGGTCTCTAATTCATCTTCAGTAACTGCTGTAAAACCAAAGTCAAAAATATCATCACTCATCTTTTGTTTCCCTCAATCTTCTTGCAATATAATCGTGATAAGATTCTTGCTTTTCAGTCTGCATTTCTTCAATCTGTCTGCTTCTATTCTGCATATTTCTTATGTTCTCTCTAAAATTTTCAGTTCTCTCTTTATGATACATATCTGATAGTTCTCTTAAAAATTTAGGATCAGTTTTACGTTGAGTTTTTCTTTTCATAAAATTTATCCAAGAAATTGTCATATCATGTATCATTTTATAAGGAAATCCCTTGATCTTCTACTTTTGGATAAAGTCCTCTTGGCATAGCAACAATTGGAATACGTTTTTTAGGATCATCTGAACCGTTTAGTTTTTTAGGAACACACCCTATTTCTAATGGAACAAAATTTCCTTCTCCATATTGTCTAGATAATTCATTATACATTGTTGTGCCAAGACCTCTTATATTTGCTTTTGCATATACAACACATTCTTGAGAAGTTTTAAAATTTTTACCTTGAATAACATACGCTTGTCCATCGTTTAAACTAAACAAAGAGTATAAAATCCATGCAGCATAATTCATTGGTCCATTCCACCTGGAGTAAATTTATTTCCATTTAAAATTAGACATGAAAAACCTTCACCTTTAAATATAATAGAAAAACTTCCAGTATCTGGATTAACAAACATTGAAGTAATTCCCGTTAATTTCCTAGCAAACTCTGGTGGATAATTGGGTGGTATTACAAAAGTTATTCCAAAAGCATCAAATAATTTCTTTTCTTCATATTGATCAATTATTGCTCTTATTTTTTTTGGTTCATCACATATACTTCTTATAGCAATAGGTGTAGCAGTACTAGGGTCCATTTGAGGCATCTCTTGTGGAGATTCTTTTGGAACTTTATCTTTACTTTGGGCGAATGCGCTTGAAATTAAAACAAAAGATAAAATCAAGGCATAATATAATTTACTCATCTAATAATTCCTTTATACGTTTG